GGTATGCTCGGCCAGTTCTTTTTTGGTTAATTTACGTTTAACGTTGTGATATAGCGATTTTTTTCCAATATACGATATCCCACTTGAATTGTGAGTAGTAATGTATATAAAACCGAATGTTCCTTGAGGCATATCCTCAATTGAGCTAATAACTTGTTCTTTGTATAACCACATATTATCTATCTATGTTTATAAGTATTGTAGTATCTGTTGTTGCTGATAAGGGTAAAGGTTGAGCTAATTTTCCTATAGCTAATAATTGTTGTTGTTCATTATATAACCCAATAGTAGTTACGTAAGGGGCAAAATAAGAACCAGTAGCAAAACCATATACATATTGAGCGGGAGTATAAAAGGTTCCTACTGAACTTGAATTTGCTGTACTACCTGAGGTGATTGATGGGTTTTGACTAAAATTAAATTCATTTTCTCTAGCCGTACATTTATATTGGGTTTCATAAATTGTAAGTGAGGATGAAAATGAACAAGTTACATTAGATGAGGTAATAAAGTTACTTATCACTGTAGCATCTGATAATCCATACAATGCTGAGCCATAAATGGCAGTCCCATAAGTATCACCTTGAGGTTGAGAATCACTAGTAATTACAGCAATACCATGTCCATAAAATATATTACCACAAATTTGTTGTGATGAAGAAAATATTAAATTACCTTGTCCATCATCATAAATAGAACCACTTGGTGCACTCCAATTAAATGAACCTGGTTGGATATAGTTTCCAAATAAACCTACAGGAATAGACATTACTCCTATTGTAGAATTAGATTCTGTAGGAAAGTAATGAGCAAACGTTAAATCAGTTTGTGGATAATTATAATATCTACCTGCTGAAGATGTAGTGCCTACTAAACGATCTCCATCAATATTAGCTCCAGGTACTAAACTAGCAGTAACTACAGGTGATCCATAACTAGCTGTTGAATTTAAGTAATTAGAATAATAAAGTTGTTCAATAGAACTATAAACTAATCTTTGATATTGAGTAGTAATTTCTCCAGTTGTAGGATCTGTTAAGGGATTAAATAATGAACTTGAATTTAAACCTAAATATCTATCAATACCAACAACAGAACTAGTTAACGCGGCTGCCCCCTCGAAATTAAACGCCTTGTTTAATTCAAGCGGAGTAATTACTATATCCGACGCTAAAAATTGTTTGTAGGCACCCATTCATTTTAGAAATCAAGTTTAACTCTTACAAGAGCTTCTTTAGTAAAATCTTTTAACAATGGTCGTGACAATTTAGCTACTGCTAATAAGTCATTTGTATCATTGTATAAACCAATGGTTGTGATATATACTTGAGGATTATTAATAAATTGAGAATATAATACCTCACCTGTTGAACCTGAAATAAATGATGGGTTTTCTGAGTAGTTAAATTCTGAACTTCTAGGTCTTACAAACACATAGTCTGAAGTAATAGTTTCTTGAGAATTTAATGTAAATCCTGTAGAACCACTAATTGCTCTAAATAATGAAATATTAGGATTAACATTAGGAGCAGCAGATGCTGATGCGGAACCACTGTAATTAAAAGCAATACCACCACTAATTGCTGGGGCAGCTAATGCTAAAGGATTTAAAATAATAGTTCCAATATCAGGTAATAACCATCCATAAGAACCAGAGTTAGCTGAATATCCATTTGAATTCAAAGCACCAGCACTTAAAGTTCCTGCTGATCCCGTAATTAATTGAAATACTCGTCCTGCAGCTCCAAATGTTACTGAGGGAACATAATTACTATTATCTGTTAATTTAATAGATCCTGCACTTCCTGATATATTTAATGTTAAAGAACCTAAAAATAAAGATTCTTTATATGCTGCTCTTTCAATAGGTAAAGCAAAAAATTCTGAGGATGAAATGTTTCCAAAAACAAAATTAGTATTTTCATCACCAATTACTAAATCCTGCCATTGACCAAAAATAGTACTTGTAGGAGATAATCCATTAACAGCATTATTATAGTTAGCACTTCCACTTCCATAAGAATTACCATAAGCAATAGCAAATTGAATTGAGGAAGTATTAGTAGTATCAAATATATTTACATAATAATTACCTGAACTACCATTGACTTGGGTAGAGGAGGTAAAAAAAGTAGTTAATGTTGGGTTATCATTAGTCCAACAAGTAGAGGATATAGCGTCTGAGCTTACTAAAAAATCGTCGGCTTCTAATCTTTTAAATGACATCTTTTATATATTATTGAACTTTAGTTACTGTTACAGGGATTGTTAAACGAGCACCACTATCTCTACCTTCAATAGTCAATGTAGCTTGTAATTGAGTATTTGAACCAAATAATGTGTTAACAGTAGTAGCAGTCATGTTTATTGTACTACCTACTACAGTTCTAGATACTGAAGTACCAATTGTAGTTGTTTGGTTTGCTAAATTTAAAGCAGTTACAGCAGGAGTATTAATACCAACACCTTCAAATGTATTAAATAATCTAATATCTGAAATTGTAGCTGTATAACCTGCTGTTTCATAAGTATTACCACCTAAATAATTTAATGTTTGTGGAGTAATTGCTAATGAAGCTCCTTGTTTTAAAATAATAGCAGAATATCCAATATCAAGAATAGGCATTTTAGCCGTTCCACGAGGTAAAGTTACTAACTTATATTTCATAGTTTGGTTAGCTTGAGGAAATGCTTCTAATAAAGGCATATTTTCAATTGCTTGACCATAATAAGCAGAACCTGATGGATTATTTGGATTATAAAGAGTGTAATCAATTTCATCATCTGCTAAAGCAAATTGAGTAATTTGGAATTGACCATTTTGTTGAGCGAGTAATTGACGTCCAACATCTGTTAAGATTGCGTCTACTGTTACTACGGTATTATTTAAATATCCCATTTGTTTATTTTATTATAAATATATATAAGTTTCGTTTTTATATTAAACCTTTTGATTTTAAGTTTTGAATTATTGAATCTAAATTTTTATTAATACTATCAGTTACATACTCCGGTTTTAAAATACCACCACTACTAGCACCTGCTGGTTTATTTAAATCCAAAATAATATTTGAAGGATCATTAATATATCTTCTTAATAAGAAATAACTCAAATTAGTTCCATTAGGTATATTACCATCTAATTGTAATTTTAATTGACCATTAGAAGAAGTAATATTAATAATAGAATAAGCTAAATCTTCAATACCTTGGAATCTAATTTCATCATATAATTGAGGTTCAAAATCTAAAGAAATAGGATCAAATCCACTTCGTTCAATATTCTGTTGTCTTTGACCAATATATTGGTTTAGTCCCTCAGAAGCAGTACTTGCTAACAAAATATTAGGAGTTCCAGAACCTGTTAACCAAAAATTATTACAAATTCCGGTACCAGGTAGTGGATATTGAGTTACTCTAAAGTATGAAGCCGCATTTAATAAAATAGTATCTGGACCTTGATATGTTATTGCTTTTACAGTATATAAATCAGAAATAGTAGCATTAGTATCCGTATAATAAATATCTCCTTGAGTTGTAGTTAAATGATTAATTTGTTGTGTTGCTACTGTTACTCCATTTTTCTGGATAGCGTAAGTAATTATTGATTGGGCTACAAAAGCTGCTTCAATATGTACTTGAAAGTTTAAAATATATCCTGAACCTGAAAGATTAGATAGAGATCCTGTTGGGTTGTAAGCATCAGATGATGTACTAAAGAAGGATTGAGCTCCTAAAATAACGGGGGTGGAAAAATTTAAAGTATTAGGGAGACTTGTACCATTAATAGTATTATAATTAACACCATAAGTTAATAATTGATAATTATTTTTAGCAGCATCGGGACCTTGTTGACCTTGAATAAAAGTTATAGAACTTGTATATCCAAATCCTATGATATCTCCATTATTATTATAACTTGCTGTTTGAGTATATAAAATAGGGGCTATACTTACTCCACTTTTAAATATAGGGTATGTACCATTTATTGAGTTTAAATTAACTCCAAAAGTATCATAATCATCTAATACTAAAGTAGCATTTCCACTATCAACAAAAGATTGTTGAATTGTTCCTAAATTAATTCCTTCGGCATCATTAATTGGTGTAGTTACACTTCCAGAATCATTAATAATTAACTTAATATTTGCTTGAGTTTTAGCAGATAAGTTATTACCCCATTCTGGTGATGTACTTCCAACATTATTAAAATAAACAAAATTAACTTCAGGATTACCTACAGTAACTGATTTACCATAAGAAATATCTCCTTCAGTCCATTTATTTAAATTAGAAGCAACTAATTCCTTACCAATATATCTTGAATTAATAATACGAGCGGTTGTGTAATATGAATCAGGGACAGCTGCTCTTGTAGCACTACCACTTAAAATAGCTTGTTGATTTACGGCTATAATTTGACTAGTTGCAAAATCAACATCCATGTATCTAGAATTAGGTCTATTTACTTGAGCATCATTTTGTATAACAAAACCATTAGGATTAGATAAAGTTGACTCTCTAACTACAAAGTTAGAAATAATAATAGGATTACTTGGGGGTGACGCAGCAAAAATACCATTTATATTTAAAAGATATACATAAGGTAATAATCCAACTACTTCATAATTATCAATTATATTTACTCCTCCTACTAAATTAATAGCACCTTGAGCTTTTTGTTGTGCTATTGAACCAGAAGTAATACCGTTAGCAAAAGTATTATCAGAATTAACTATTACCATATTAATACCTCCTGCAGGAACTGAACCTCCTACAGTAGCCGTAAAGCTTAAATAATATGTTTTTTCCAATTCAAAGTCATAATTAATATAACCACTTTGAGTAATTCTAGAAAGACTATCTTCTAAAGGAGCGGCAAAGAAATCTGTTGGATAAGTCCAAGAGGCAGAAAATGAGGATGATGTATAAACTATAGGAGTAATAACTTCATAGTCTGATAAGGTGCCATTAGTTACTACTATATTAGAACCACTTAATTCACCATTAAAGAATTCTTCTTGAGACGATGCTGTAAAAGGTACTGAACCACTTAATGATGGGGTTGAACCATACCATACTTGATCTATATTAACAGCACCAGGATAAGTATAAACTGATGCTGTTTGTCCAAATAATTCGGGCATTGAACCTCCGTTTGAACCTTCTGTTGTTTCAATATCTATTGAACCTGTAATTGTTTGGTCTTCTACTACATAAGGAATATTAGTAGAACCACTACCAATAAAAGCAATAGAAGCAGAGGGACTAACTTGAGGAACACGATATCTGTTTCTATCTAATAATGTATTTTTAATTACAATACCCGATGCTAAACTAGTTCTAGCAGGTACCCAATCGGCAAACATTTTAAATAATGAGTTATCAAAAAACTCAATTAATCTAATGTAATCTAATTCTTGATAATTAGAAATATATTTTTGAAAGTATGAATCTCTTATAGCATCTAAAGCAGGATAAGTATCTAAAGAGGAAGATTGGAATCTAGGATCTCCAATTACCTCTCCTAAATTAAAATATCCTATTTGAGAATTTATATCTTCATTTATTTCATTTTGTGGTGAAAAACCAATTTCAACATAATCAATATCTCTAGTATAACTAGAACTTATTGATGGGAATTGTTGAATTGAAACAAATGGAGATAATACATTAGCATCAGGAATATTAGAATCACTACTACTATAAGGTAAAACAATATTTTGCTGTTTTATTTTTTGAGAAACAGCATTTTGAATACCTGATGGAACTTGGTCAAAGTAAAATACTTCTTGGTTTGGAATATATAATCCTGAACTTGTATAAAAATTACTATTAGAAGCAAATGAAGAAGTAGCAACCCAAGAACCTGTTACTTTTGGATGAACAGAAATAGAAGCTGTATACAATTCACCTCCTAAAGTTGCTCTAAATGCTAAATATTCACTTGACTCAATTGAGTAAGGATTCATTACATAAGCATTAAAATTACTTTCTGATAAAGGTAAAGTATAGTATCTAATTTCTTGTAATGAACCAGTAAATATTTTACCAGCTAATGAAGATGATATACCAAAATAAGATCCAGTACTATTATTCCAAGAATCTTGAGCTGTTATTACTGAAGATGATGCTTGAAAACTAATTACATTTCCATCTTCTCCTTTATAATTTTTATTTTTAGCATATAAAGTATAAGTAGTATTGTTTTTATTAACTAAAACAGACCACCAACCCCCATCATAAAATGGTAAATATACACTAGCAGACATATTAGGTAAAACGGGGTTTGGAATAAGGTCTAATTTAGCATATTGATAATAAGGATCTATAGTAGAACCTGAATAAGAACCACTTGTGTATCCCGAACCTGTATATTTTAGTATTAATTTAACATTTTCATTTGTTTCCCATAAACTTTGGGAAGCAATACTTGCTGTATTATAAGGTAAACCGTCTGTTCTAAATCTAAATTCAACTGATTGAGGATTGTCACTTGTAGCTCCCCAAACAGAATTTAATACAAAAGATGAACTTATGTAAGAAGAACCACTTGTATAAAAAGCATAATTATATTCATCCTGCCAATTATCATAGGTATTTGGATTTTTATCTTTACCTCCAAATTCATTAACACGTAAGATAGTATCCGTAACACCAAAAGTAGTAATTAAATCTCTTAATCCAGCTACTGATCCTTTTTTCTTAAGTAATAAAGGAAGGTTATGATATATACGTTTATATCTTTCTTTATTTATATCATCCGTAGGAACTAAAGATGAAGTAGAAGAAGATGTTACATATGTTGTTATATATTCAAGAAAAGATCCTGAAGGGACAGGTAGTGAAGTTGTTGTAAATGGTAAATTATATAAACTACCTGAAGGTGTAATACCAATTAATGCTTGATAGAGATCATTTGATGAAAAATTGTTTTGATAAATTTTAATACCTAAATCTCTTAATACATCTGCTACTAAATCTTTAGAAACACCATAATTTAATCGGTTATCAGCATTGTATTTATTAGTAACGTCTTGTAAATATACAAAAACACTATCAAAACTCTGTCCAATCATTTCAACAAATAATTCAAAATCATAATTATCTGAATTCTCTAAAATATATGATGG